TATCCCTGATCGTGTCTAGACACACGTCTTGAATCGCCGACGCGACCGCGAAGATTGTATCTTCCGGTCCCGTCGCACGATTAACATATTCTTGGTCATGACCAAGCAGTGTCACCTTTCCACGGGAGTCACTGCTAAAGTCACGACGATCTTTTTGTGTATCAATCAGTAACCTGATCTTTGGGTGATCAAGATACGGAATGATAGCGGTATTCTTTACTCGCGTACCGACAACGCAGGTGTTAAACCTGCTTATCGGGATGTGCAAGTACTCTTCGCAGTAAGTCCCCCAGACACTTGTGTTAAAAGTGTCTAGGCGACTCGCTTTGTATCCGAGCATCTCCGCTCCCCTTTCAAACCAGAAAGGGAAGCGGGGATGGTTATGAAAATATTGTCCGTCGTCCCCGTTGCCAGCCCCAGTTACCTGGAGCTGGGCATCGGGGTCTTCGAACCCGATCATTGTCCTGGCGTACTCGATGCAAATCGGGTGCGCTAGGCTCAAATTGGTCTTAGTTAACGGATCACCCATCGGGATCCCCTTTACGAGGGTCCCGACGAATTTTCCGTTATGATATAGTTGTTTCTTCCCAACCCAAGCCTTGAGCACTTGCTCAAGGATTGGCTCGGGAAGACCCAATTTCCGTAGAAGTTGACCGGTGACCTTACGCGCAGATTCGTGCGTAGGGTTATCGGTCGCCTTCTCCCAATCGAAGCTGAAGAGGTTCGGTTCCTTTTCCCAAAGAACCCAACCCCGAACAGCGTCTAAATGTGTGATACTCTCTATCAGCTTCCAGCCATGGCGGGCAGCTGTTAGGGAGTTCCTCAGTGTGGGGTCCGTCTTCAACAGTTCAATCGTTATATGACTGAACGGCTGAAGAAGGACATCCTTCCAGAATGAACCACTGGTCACGATACGGGCTTTCCCGTTTTCGCGAATAGCGGTCACGTTGACTTTTGTCACCTCTGGGTCATTGTTTTTGAATTTATCAAAAGCAATCTCCCAGGATGGCGTTCCTAGCTGGCCTCCGGGCGAGGTTGAGAGATCCTCCGGGATCTTCCAACCCTGTCCGTCGACCAATTCTTTAAGAAATCCAAACTTCCCCTCGGTTCTCTGCGGAGATTCCCGACAGGCGGTTGTGGACATCGACATTTTAAATTTCGAGTTACCGGGGAGGTCCACCGTCCGCGCTAAGCGGGTGGTGACCTCATCGATCGCTCGATCCATGTATTCGTCTATTTCAAACTTTCCTGGACACGTAACAGTGTCCAAGAAAGCTTTTATAGACTCCTTCATTTGCTTTGGTCCGGCTAACCCGGTAGCCCGGGTTTGACAGACCATTGCAAGCTTAAACATTTTCCTCTTGGAGGTGTTTGACTTATTCTTGTTGAAAAAGTCAATCACTCCCTTAAGGAAGCCATATTTTCGGACCTCCTGAGGGGTAAGTTTGATCTTTCGACCAGACATACCCGCCCATTTGATCCTTTTGCGTATGTCCTTG